ATAGAAACAATATAAAGAGGTATGAATAAGGTAAGAATCATAACTAAGGTTGAGCGGACATTATGCAACAACCTTAACGGATTGCTCAGAGTGGGGATCAATACTCTGAAATTGCCCAAAGGTATTCAATGGGATGAAGTTGTGTGCAGAGAGCATGCCTCGCTCTCCACAACTGAAAAAGTGGATGATAAGGTACCTGTTTTCAGCTCAACATTGAAATTCTACACCTGTCAGGACATCCAAGACCATAAGAATTATGCCTACAGGCTTAGACTCGCAGACGGCAGCCATCTGCTCCTGGGGACGGAAAGACGGCCTTTTCCGGTGATGAACGTACAAGACAGTCTGCCAGAAAAGCCATCGGATAATTCATGGACGGAAATAACTATAACCTGGTCATCGCTGTGTCCGCCAGCTCAGATCGTGGGTTAGCGAGTGTTTTTGCCTGCACATTATATATATTATCTTTGCGATGAAATAAACTGAGGAATATGAACTACGACATAATCATAACCGGGACAATCGGTGGATGGGATTGCCTGTCTACCGGTTACGTGCGTTATCTTCTCGACCAGAAGAAAAACAAGGATGTGCATGTCGCCTTCTGCTCTCTCGGTGGCTATGTCATGGACGGTCTGATCATGAACCAGCTCTTCAAGGACCATGGCAAGGTGCATGCGCATGCCTTCGGCATGAACGCATCCATATCAACGATTGCCATGCTTGGCTGTGCTACCATCGACATTGTCAAGGACAGCTTCTTCCTTATCCACAATACATCGACGGTCATCATGAAATACAGCCAGGCCAACAAAGAGCAGCTGGACGAATACATCAAGGATCTTACGCAGCAGCGCAATGACCTGAACACCTTCGATGATGTGCTGGCGCAGATGTATGCGGATAAGTCGCACAAGACGAAAGAGGAATGCTCGAGGCAGATGAAGAAAGGCAACTGGCTGACAGCACAGGAAGCGTTTGACTTCGGGCTCGTCGATTCCATCAGAGAGGACAAGGAGGATGAGATGAAGGCTCAGGCCTTCACGGCAAACTTCAAAAACGCATTCGAGAACAACAACAATATGTACCAGGAGGCAGGTATACCGCCATTGCCACAGCCTAAACAAACGATGGGAGCCGTGGCTGATGATGATGGCAATCCAACTCCGACTTTCCTGCAGAAGACGTTGCAGGGGATCAAGAACCTGCTCCACAAATCTAACGTCGAGGAAACCAATATAGAAATGAGTAAACCAACATTAGCACTTGCGGCTATCACCGCCGCGCTTGCCGTTGACTCTCTGCCTACCGATGATAAGGGGCAGGTTGTCCTGACAGCAGAACAGGCTAAGAAGCTCAATGAGCTTATTACCAAACCTGCCGAGGATAATAAGGAAGAGAAAACGACAACGAAGGACGAAGGAGCTGTCAAGACGGAGCCGGTTGACGAAGTGGCTCAGCTGCGCGCCGAGCTCGAAAAAGTTAAAGACGATCTCGCCACAAAGGATGAGCAGATTAAGAACCTCCAGAAGAATCCAGCGCCGGAGGACAAAACTAATGATAATCCAACCGATGAGCATCCGCAGGTAACTGCCTTTGACATCGCAGAATCCATTAAAGACATTTAATTATGGGAGCAGAGACAAATACTGTACAGGTAGGCAACTATAAGTTCACGCCGGAACTGCTTACCAAGACCTATCAGACATACCGTAAGGAACTCATTGTACAGCCGATGCTGGCAATGGATGCCTTGCTGAAGCATTGTTCCGTTCGAACCGGCATACGCTACCGTGAGACCGTGACGGAGATGAGCGGTAAGTTTGAAATCGGCAACTATAAGAAAGACAAGCATCATGACGCTGATGTGAAGTTCGCTGGGCGCGTGCTCGAGACCTTCTTCGGCAACTGCATCGAAGGCATCGATCCAAATGCAATCTACCAGACTATCTTGGGCAGCGATATCACCAAAGGCGAAGGCCTGAAAAACGTGCCTATCGTAGTACAGGTCTGTGCCTACATATTGAAGAAGCTCGGCGAACGTCTGTATATGAATGCCTTCACTGCTAAGCATGACGGCACGAATTTCGATGAGACCGCTGCCTTCTTCAATGGCTTCAAGACCATCATCGACAATGATATCGCCGGTACCAACGAGAACAAGGAGGTGTACATTGCCGAGGCACTTGGAAACCTCTTCTATCTCACAGAGTCCATCACCAAGGATAATGCTGAGGATGCGCTGAAGGACTTCTACTGGGGTCCTAAGATCAGCCCGAAGCTTCGCAGCCAGCCCAACCTCAAGATGTTCATCAGTGATATGACCTATCACTATTACACTGAGGCTTATCAGACACGTCACGGAGCGCTGCCATACAATCAGAGCTACGATAAGCGCACGCTGGAAGGCGCTTCTAACGTGGAGCTTGTCCCGCTGTCGTGTGTCCCGGCTGACTTTATGGTGGTAACGCCGAAGACAAACATCCTGCTTCTCTATAACCAGAAGACTGCAGACGAGAACTACATCGTGGAGAAGTCGCTGTCGAACCACTACGACATGGACTTCATCGCCAACATGTTCTTCGGCACTCAGTTCGAGAGTGTGTCACCTGAGGTCTTCGCAGTGGCTGAGAAGAAGGCCGGTGCCTAAATATTCATGATGACTGTCGCCCATGAGCGGCGGTCATCTCATTAGTTAATGATATAATAAGATTGCAATATGTCTAAATGCACGAAAAATGCCTCGATATATGAGGATTTGGAGAAATGTCCGGGACAGAAAAAGCTGCCTGGCATTCGTGATTATGTGTACGCCGCGTCAAAGCGAGATATTCTTGCATATCCTTCGGTTCCTGACAGTCCGAAGACACTTAAGGAGGCCGTGCAGACTACGGGAGACTTCACGCTGGCTGCAGACAAGTACTTCTATAAGATAGGTATTGTCAAGGATAACGGCAAGATTGAAGTGGAGAATCAGGGTACGGACGGATGTAAGACGTTCCTCAATAAGACGACCTTTGCCATTCCCGGTACAGAGGAAGAGGCTTCCGGCTTCATCGACCAGGCAAACAACGACGAGCTTATCATCCTCGTTCCTCAGCGCAACGGTAAATGCCGCATCATCGGATCGGAGGACTTCTCTCCCGAGCTGTCGCTGAAACAGGACACGGGAGCTGCGGCAACAGACTCTAACACGACAACGGTAGAGGCATCTGCCACCGATTTTCATCCGGCTCCGTTCTATACAGGTAAGATCCACACCGCTGATGGAGACATCGACGGCGCAACTTGTAAGCTTGTGACGGCAGCCAAGCCTGGTGGTACGGCATCGGGCGGCTAAGGTGAGAAGATTGTTTCAGGATGATTTCTTCTCATATAATATATAGGTGCGGGGGCGGTCCTCACGTGTGATCGTGAGACCGCCCCCTTTTCGATAACATCAAAAACATGACAATATGCCAATAGACAACACCATCACTAAGAGACTGAATGAATTTTTGGCGAAGACGGATCGGACTTCCGAGGAAGTCATAAGCGGAGCCACGCTCCTCTTGCAGCTCAACAGAAACAGCCAACTGTTTCAAACGGTAATGACCAATCCTAAGCATTTTGAGTCAACGGTCGTCTATGAGTTGAAGAAATTCGTTCCTATCCGTCAGCGTGGCCAGACGCTCGAGGATGTGCAAAACGATGCCAAGCAGCTGCTTGGCGAGCTGAAGACTGCCGTAAACGAGGAGCCGGCAGAAAATGACAGAAAGGACGACAGTGAAAAGGATCTCCCCATGCACGGAGGGAAACGCCCGGATCATGACAGCCTGCCTGACAACATCAAGGCTATATGGCCGCAGAACGCTGAGAGATGGAAGAAAATCAAGAGCCTCTATAATACATGTCTCGGCATAACTGAGCCATGTGATCTTGCGGAGTCTCTCAATACGCTCAAAGAGACCTGGTATAAATACAAGTCTGAATTTGCCAGATATGACGATTTCATCGTGGAAAACAACGATGAAACCGTAGAAAATGGCGAGGATCCGGCTGAATCGGCCAAGGCAGTTACCAATGCGCGCAGCTACCTGAGCAAGATGGTCAAGGATGACAAGCTGCTCAACATGAAGAAAGCTTCTCTCGGAGAGAATGCTGGAGAAAAGACTATCAATGCTTATCATAGCAGCTTGCAGAACACGCAGGATCGTGTGCAGCTGCTGCTCGATAAGGGTGAGGTCATCGGCGATGATTTACGAGCGAAGCTTGCCGAAGCCGGTGTCGTCTTCCCGGAGGACGAACCGTCAGAGACGGTTGATCCTTCGGAAAATGCCGGTTCCACCGATGATAACGATATAAAAGATGAGCAGGGGCAGGAGAATTGACGACATCTTGCAGCCGCTCACACGCCAGTCGAACCAATACTTCCTCGGCAACGGACTTCACACGCTCGGCCTGCTCGGATGGATCCTGTCGCAGACCGGACGTGCTGATGTCTGGGTCAGCACTTTCTCTACGTCGGATGCTTTCTGCTCCGACTTCCTCAATCTGAGGAAGAAAGGTCTCATTGGGAAAGCGTCACTTGTGGCTGACCTGAAAGCTTTGAGAAAGACAATACAACTGGCCAAGCTGATGAGCAGCTGCTTCGATAATGTCTATCTTGCGCAGAATCACTCGAAGATAGTTCTCGTACAAAATGAACGTTGGACGGTATCCGTCATATCTTCGCAGAACCAGACTTATGGCGACCGTGCTGAGTGTACCATGGTAACAACATCACAGCAGGCTTTCCTGGATCTCTATACGGGACTTGACAATATCATTAAGAAATCAGTTGACCTCAATGGATTATTCGAAAGAGTTGCTTCAAAAGATAGAAGAAGAGGCGAGGCGCATGATGACTCCGGCGGAGATTTCCGCCCTTTTGGGTATTGATGAGTCGGAATTTATCGATGACATCAATACCTTGGGGCATCCAGTTCGTATCGCTTTCTTCCACGGCGTGGCCGTTACTGCCAGAGAGATACGTGAGGACATCCGCGACGCGGCACGCGCCGGGTCTCCATTCTCAGTCTCCGAGTGTCTGAGCCTGATGGAACGGCAGCTCTCTTCTGTGACAATGATATAGACATGAGCTTACCAATCAATATAGATGAATATTCCAGGCTCGTTGTCCTCGACGACAACGAGCTGCAGCAACAGAATGTGGCCGTTTCCGTCCGGGAACGGCTGCAGCGGCTTCGTGGCATCTACGTCTACTGGCTGCAGTTCCCGTCGAAGTTCGACAAGGAGATTGTGGATTACGACATGAAGAAGTTTAAGGTGGGCCGGGCTCAAGCATACGACGACCTGCACCTCACCCAGATTCTCATGGGCAATCTGCAACAGGCTTCCAAGGAGTTCATGCGGTGGAAGATCAACCGAGACCTTGAAGAGGATCTGAGGATGGCCAGACAGCGTAGCGACCTGCGCGCGGTGGCTTCGATAGAGAAGAACCGCATCATGAACAACCGCACTGACAAGGATGATGAGCCGGAACTGGAGTTTGACAAAATTGTGCCGCAACAGTTCGAGATGACCGATGACCCGACGGTCATCGGCATACAAAAGGTTCCCGGCCTGCGCGACCGCATTAGGAAGTTGGAGAAGAAATATGGCGACACGAAGATTGAGGATGCCGAATATGAGGAGATAAAGGAAGAGCACGATGGAAACGGAACAGGTACATAGGGAGTATTTCAACGACCCGCAGCTCTACTCTCTTGCCATGAACACGCGCGACGAGGTGATTGTCGCCGGGCGTGGTATGGGCAAGGGAGCCATACAGGCGGGGCGTCTGATGACGTGTTTTCAGGGAATGCCCGGGAGTATGGGCGGATTTGTGTCGCCGTCGGTCAAGCGGTGCCTGACCAACATCCTGCCCTCTATGCTCATCCACCTTGAGCAATGGGGATTCAAGCGCGACCTTCACTATGTCGTCGGCAAACGCCCATGGAAGGCCCTGCACTGGAAATCGCCCATCTTCACGCCCGCCAACTGGGAGAATACCATCTCGTTTTACAATGGCTCGGTGTGCAACATCATCTCCCAGGACCGTAGCGGCACGAGTAACTCGATGTCGCTCGACTACATCATCATCGACGAGGCGAAGTTCATCAACTTTGAGCAGCTGAAGGATGAGACATTCCAGGCCAACCGAGGCAACGAGCAGTACTTCCGCAACTTCCCGTTGCATCACGGCATGACCATCACGTCGGATATGCCGGTGACGAAGAAAGGCTCCTGGTTTCTCTCCTACAAGGACGACATGGACAAGGAACTCGTGGAAGTCATCGAGGGACTGGTATATGCCAAGTGGCGCGCCAGGCGACAGCAGAGGGCGATGCCTTCCCAGCGCGAGGCGCTGCAGAGTAAGATAGACCGCATCGACGCAAAGCTCAGCTTTCTGCGGTCGAAGTGCCTTCTCTATAAGGAATACACATCCATCCAGAACCTCGCGCTGCTTGGCGAGGAGTTCATCCGCCGTGCCAAGCGCGACCTCCCACCGCTGACCTTCGCCACATCGATCATGTGCATCCGCATCGAGATTAGTACGGACGGCTTCTATGGTGGCATGCGTGAGGACGTAAACCTTTACACAGCGCCTAATGAGGATGTGCTGAACCTCGAGAACCTGGATAATGGTACGATAGCCAACGACTGTCGGCAGGACAGCGACCTCGATGCTCAGCTGCCGCTTATAGTCGCATTCGATGCCAACGCGAACATCAACTGGATGGTGGTCGGCCAGGTGGGACGCGACGGTAAGCTCAGGGTGCTGAAGTCCTTCTTCGTGAAATACGAGCGGAAGATTCCCGAGCTGCTCGATGACTTCAACGACTACTATCGCTATCACCGTCGTCATCAGGTGGTGTTCTACTACGATGCCACCTTCGTGGGCAACAGCTATGGCACCCATTCCGAGGCTTTCTATCGAATGATCATCACCGGCCTGAGGAAGAAAGAGTGGTCTGTGAAACCTAAGTATATTGGTAAGCCGATGAACCACATTCTGAAGAATGACCTTATCAACCGAATGTTTCGCGGCCGTGCCCGTCACGTCGTGCTCATCAACAGGGACAATAATCCTGACCTGCTCATCTCCATCACCTCGGCAGGCGTGAAGAACGGGCAGAAAGACAAGAGTGGTGAGAAACTCGCGGAGACAGAGGAAGACAAATTAGAGAGCCGTACCGACGGCTCCGATGCGTTTGACACGCTGTGCATCGGGGTAGAGAGGTTCCCAGTCATGCAGTATCGCAGTGTGTCCACCAATACATATTCTAAATAGGTCTTGGGATATAGAAAAGCCCCGACACGGCTCAGTGTCGGGGCTTGGTGTGATTAAAAGAAAGGGCTAAAGTGAAACGCCCAGTGAGCCTAATTTCTGCGACATGTCAACAAGGGCGTGCTTGAACATGCCACGCTCTTCATCAGTGAATGTGGCAACCTTGCCATTTACGACATTGCCATTAATCTTGTGCGCAAGCCATGAACGTGACTTGCCGAAATAAGTCTTGGCAATGTAAGCCATTGAAATCATTTTAGTCACCTCCCCCATCTTCTCTGCGATGGTGAGGTCGTTCACCTCCTTGGCTGTAGAGTGGATAAGACTTTCCAGTGCCTCGGTGAATGCCTTGGGATCTTGATTCTTCAACGTCTCCATCTCCTTGGCCACGGCTTCTTTCTCCTCTTTAGTCTTGGCCATCCGGTTTCTTTCTGCGAGCAGCTTTATTTGTTCTTTCATCTTCATTCTATTTGTTTAGAAGGTTTGCCTCCTTTGCAGGAGGCTCGCCTTAATCGTTTTTAATCTTGTCTTCAAGTTCGTCGATTTCCTTTTGTGCTATCTTCTGAAAGTGATTGGGGAACTTCTTCCAATACTCTAAAAAGAACAGCAGGTCATCTTCTTTTTCCTTAAGTTCCTTTGATTTTCGTTTCTTCTTCATTACGTCCTTTCTTTTTAATCACACTGCAAAGATAATAAACTTTTGTTGATTATGCAAATATTTGGGAAAGTATTTTCAACAAATGTTTATTTTCATTGCTCTTAAAGCGCTGAACCGATGATGCTCATCCGTCCGGTGCATACCGCGGATGGGCAATTGCCACACCCCTTGCAGCGACAAAAGGCTAATTGCCTACGTTGCGGAAATAAAAGGTCTTTACATATACCGCTGCATCAAGGGGAGGCAATTGCCAAGGCCGCTTAGGGCGGTGAGGGCTGCTAAAGCAGGCAGCGGCGGCAGAGCCGCCACGCAAACCGCCAAATCGTTGATATTGGGCGGTTTGCGTTTTTTGGTAGTGGAAAACTCGCGCAAAATCACCCAAATTGCCGTCTTGAAACGGTAACTTGGACCCCCTTTTGCGCGAAAAACGCCCACTTGCCAAGGTGTTGACATCGTTTTAGTGGGCAGAGCGGTCAAATCCTGCATTTCGCCTTGGGGGCGGAATGACAGGATTTGGGAATGTCTTATTTCTTTACAAGGAATGGATGACAACGGGGACTCTTGAACCAACCTCTGCCGTGTATTTTCTGCAATACATTATATCAACTACCTTTGCTTAAAAAGAAACTATTATGGCTAAGACACCCATGCAGACACAAGTGCTGGAAAAGCTTCGAACCCTGTACGAGGGCATACGCGACGAACGCGGTACGCACGCCAACACCGCCACGAGGATAGGCAACGCCTTCCTCGCTCTGCTGTCGTACCTTGCCGGAGCGCCGTTCTTGCGCAAGGACCAGGACGACTCCACCCCCCACAAGCTCACCATGGGCGCGGCCGAGGTGAGGGGCGACGCGTCCATCAAGGGCGACACCATCGTGGGCAAGGAGGGATTCGCCGGGGGACTGACAGGCTTCGGCACCAGACTGGGCAAGGACGGCATGATAGAGGCCGACGGCCTTTCCCTACGGCGTTTCCTGGAAGTCCCCGAACTGCGATACAACCGTGTGGAGGTGTACGTCGGCAACCAATGGCGCGCACCGGGAGCCGGAATCATCGAGAGCGTGACGCCGGACACGAACAGCGACGGGACAGAATCCGCTACGGGCGAAATCAAGCTGAAACTCGAGGAGGGCGAGATCGGCAAGGTGGCCGTGGACGATATATGCATGGGAATCTTCCACGACTACTCCGGGAACAACGCTACGGAGGACAGCGACGACGGCAAGGGCGGATTCAAGTTCTCGGGCTTTTACACCTGCTACTTCAAGATCACGGAAATCACGGAGACGGAGCACAACTCGGCCTTCAAATACGAGCTTCGGAAGTATGCCGACGGAAGCTACAGCAGGCACCCGTCGGCCGCGATGCATTTTGTGTGCTACGGCAACTTCACGAACGCGAGCCGGCAGACCTGCCGATACTCGGCCCTGACCTATGAGCGGTATCTGGCCAAGGTGAACGACTGGACGTTTGGGAAGAACAACATCCGGGCGCAATTCGGCGACCTCAGTAACCTCTCGATGTTCGGGCTGAACATGAGCGGCTACTCGGCATATATCAACAACGTCTATTTAGACGGTCACCTGGTGCAATTGGGAGAAGGCGGCATCGACGGCATCACTC